TCTGGATATGGAAGTTTTGCTGACCCCTTTGCAGAATCAGGTGTAGGTCAAACAAGTTTTGGAAGTTATATAAATGATTTAAAGGATGCTGGTGCATTTGCTGCACAAAATGTTGGTATTACAGGTCTTATTAGTGCTGTAGCTAGAGAACTTGGAATAACTGATAAAGAAGTAACTCCAGAACAGGTAGCTGTGAAAAAGCAAGAACTGGTAAATGCAGCACAATCTAGTCCAAGAGAGAATGAACAAGCTGCCTTTGCCTCTATGATGGGTGAAGCTCCTTCTTTTTTTGATCCTACTATTGATTTTAATAGTGGTGAGGGCGATAGAAATATAGATAAAGCCTTAACAGATTATCAAGCTGGTTTAACTCGTGAAGAAGCTAATGCAGCAGCAACACGACAACAAGAGGCACAGGAAACGGGAGGTATAGCTGATCCGTATGAAGTTGCATACCAAGCTTCTGATCCATTCAATAATTACGCTGCTGCAATGGAAGAGGCTGACGCAGCTATGTTTGGTGGTAACTATGCTGGACAACCAGATGGACTAGGATTGACAACTGAAGTTGATTCAGGAGATCCTGAAAAAATAATAAAACCCCCTTTAGCTGTAGCAGAAGCAGCAGTAGTACCAAAAACTGCTATGCAAGAATACTTTGCAAGATTAGGAATTGCTTCTCCTGCTCTTCAACAGCAAGCTTCTTATACACCACCAATAGGACCAGCCGCTAATGCAGATTATCGTAGAACATTGGCATTAGGAACTCCTAGATATCAGGAACCTTCAGGACCAAATCGTAGTATTGCTACTCTTGCAGCAGCATATGGTTTAACATATGATGAAGCTGCCAAGAGGTTTGCACCACCAAGTGTCCCCGCAATGGGTGGTGGTGGTCTTCGTAGTTTGATGGAGTATAGTTAATGGCTACAGAACGTAATCCTTTTGATAAAATACCTGAAGCTACAGAGACTAATATAGTAGCCATGATGCCTGAAGAAAATTCCAATGTCTCTATTGAGATTGATCCTGATGACGGTGGTGTAATTGTAGACTTCTCTTCAGAAGAAGATGCAGTCATGGAACCATCAGAAGAAATCAGTGAGTGGTATGGTGATCTAAGTGAAGACCTTGATGAAGAAGAACTACAAGATATTGCCAGTGATGTAATTGAGAACTTCAATGCTGATAAAGATAGTCGTGCTGAATGGGAGTCTATGTTTGAACGAGGCTTTGACCTGCTTGGTCTCAAGCTGGAAGAAGGTTCAGAACCATTCCAAGGTGCATGTACTGCTGTACATCCCCTTCTAATTGAATCAGCCGTCAAGTTCCAATCAAAAGCTTCAGGCGAACTCTTCCCTGCCACTGGTCCTGTCAAGGCACAGATACTTGGTGCGGCTACACCAGAGAAAGAGATGCAAGCCAACAGAGTTCAGAACTTTATGAACTTCCAGCTTACTGAACAGATGCCTGAGTACTTCGATGAATTTGAAAGAATGCTTTTTCATCTACCCCTGATAGGTTCAGCATTCAAAAAAGTTTATTATAATGCTACACTGAAAAGGCCCGTATCAGAATTTATCCCCATAGACCAGTTCTATGTGTCTTACTACGCCAACGATCTCAGAAATGCGGACCGTTATACTCATGTAATTCAAAAAAGCCCAGTAGATATGAAGTTGGATATGATGTCTGGTGTCTACAAAGACATTGAACTTCCTGAACCAGCCCAGCTTTCTGCATCAGGGTTTGCCACTAAGATAGATAATATTCTTGGTCTTTCTCCATCATATGATTCTGATCCACAGTATGTTATCTTAGAACAACATTGTTATCTTGATCTTGAAGAAGAGGGTGTGCCCTGCCCTTATATCGTAACTGTTGAAGAACAGTCAAGACAAGTTTTAAGTATTCGTAGAAACTACAAGCAAGATGATGCAAACAAAGAGAAACGAAGTCACTTCGTTCATTATAGGTTTGTTCCCGGCTTTGGTTTCTACGGGTTGGGCCTTATCCATTTCCTCGGTAACCTCACCATGTCGGCAACTGCTGCAATGCGCTCCCTTATAGATGCAGGACAGTTTGCCAATTTACCGGGCGGATTTAAGGCCAAGGGAGTGCGGATGGTTGGTGACAACGATCCTATCGCCCCCGGCGAGTTCAAGGAGGTCGAAGCAACTGGTATTGATTTATCAAGGGCAATAATTCCCCTGCCCTATAAAGAGCCTTCCCAAACGCTCTTCCAGATGCTTGGGTTCGTGACTGCTGCTGGTCAGAAGTTTGCGGACAGTACTGAGCAAGTTATCTCTGATGCTGCCTCCTATGGACCCGTGGGTACTACAATGGCATTGCTAGAAGCTTCAAGTAAGTTCTTCTCTGCAATCCATAAGAGACTACACAAATCACAGAAGGATGAATTTAGAATCCTTGCACAGATAGATTATGATTATCTACCTGATAAGTATCCATACCAAGTACCTTTTGAAGATCGTGATATCTTCAAGGCTGACTTTGATGGACGTGTAGATATTATTCCTGTCTCTGATCCTAACATTCCATCCAATGCACATCGTATGATGTTGGCTAATATGGCTCTGCAAATGGCACAGCAATCCCCACCGGGAATGTTTAACATTGAAGAACTGAATAGAACAATACTTAGTGCTGCCAATATGCCTAACCTAGAACAGATACTTCCACTAAAAATTGAACCTCAACCTCTTGATCCTGTTTCGGATATCATGGCTGTTACAAAGGGTCTGCCTATTGCAGCATTCCCATCTCAGAACCATGATGCACATATACAGGTTAAGACAATGTATCTTCAAGACCCAATGAACGGTGCTAACCCTATCATGGCTCGTATCAAACCTGTACTTGAGTCTAACATTCAAGAACATTCTGTACTGAAGTATCAAGAACAAATGAATGGTGTTACATCACAGATGCTACAACAAGTACCGCCAGAACAGCAGGGACAGTCTACTGTTGTTGAGATGGCTATGGCACAGGCTGCACAACAAGTTATGCAAGCCAATCAACAACCACCTGTTCCAACACCAGAACAACAGCTTGTTGCTCTTGAACAGGAGAAGGTTAAACTACAGCAACAGAAGCTTCAAGCTGATACAACAATCAATGCCGCTGAACTTGAACTTAAAACAAAAGAGCTTGATCTTAAAGAGAATGAACAGATACTTGATATGCTTGAGTCTGGTGCTACTGATAACTTTAAACGTGAGAAGGCTGAAGCAGACAGAGAAGCAAAGAAAGAATTATCAGCAATGAATAATCTTGCTAAGATAGAAGTTGAAAAAATGAAAGACGAAAAAGATACAGAGAATACTAAAGTTAATACACTATCACGTGTAGCAATAGAAGAAATGAAAAAGGGAGACAGCTAATGATGACAAAAGGTAAAGGGTATTCGGAGCATGTAAAGAATACTGCAAAAGGTTTTGGTGATGCACCCAAGGCTGAAGTATGGGGTGGACGTGGTTCACGAAGTGTTCTCAATGAATGGGACAAATCTTCTTATGAATTTCCAGCCCCAAAGAAAAGCACTCGAAAGGCTTCACTGTAACCCAGATGGAAATGTGGGATGAAGTTGTGCAAGAATTTAACGAAGAAATCGAGAGATTAAAAGTATCACTGAGTAATGGTGTTGCTGAAGATTTTGCCCACTACAGACAACTTGTAGGTTCTGTACAAGGTCTGGAGTGGGCAAGAACAAACCTAACAGAAATTATTAAAAAAAGGATGTATAAAGAGGATTAAATGAGACAGGTACAAATGGGTAATGCAATGAAGAATGACGAATGGATTGATATTGAAGATGAAGTAAGTGACCCAGCTGATCTTCCAGAACTACCGGGCTTTCATGTTTTAGTAAGGCCCTTGACAGTAAAGAATAAAACAAAGGGTGGTATCTTTATTCCTGATTCCACTAAGGATGATATGAGTTATCTTACAACTGTAGGTAAGGTAATCGCATTAGGAGACTTGGCTTACAAAGATGTAGATAAGTTTCCCAATGGAGACTGGTGTAAGGTAGGAGACTACGTATGCTACGGTAAACATGCAGGAACAAAGCTATACTATCAGAATGTTAAACTACTTCTTTTGTTTGATGATCAGGTAATTATGCGAGTAAGTGATCCAAAGAATCTTGATCCTACATTTAATTTAGGAAAAGGCTCTAACTGATTTGTGATAAGACAATAAGTATGGTATAATAGTATAACAATAAATTATTACGTAAGACGTTTGTCTCGTAAGCAACGGAGAATATAATGAT